ATTAAATTGCCATATACCCATTCTCCAGACATTGCTTTTCCTCTGAATAGTATCTTTCTCTTCATAATGCTTTAAATTTGATTTACGTTTTCTTACAGTTTTTGCTCAATAGGAATGGTTCAACTTCCACCCAAGTCGGGTTATTTAAACTCACACCGCCAAATCTCCATGTCCTTATAAACCGTCGGCAAAGGCCGCATTTTCAGACTGTGATACGGGAGCCCAAACTCCAGGCATAACTTTTTGAAGTTGCCACGCACTACCGGCGAACCTGTCCCGCGGAGCATTACTATTACTGTGTTTCGTTTCATGACCTTGCCTCCCTGATAAAGATACCGGAATCAGATCCCATCCCGAATTTCTCATGTACGTAAATCTGGACTTTCTTTCCGTTGTACTTTTTCAGTTTACGACTATTTTTCACAGTAACATCTGTAAGGCTGCCAGTTCCTGCACTTGTATGTCCAATGATTGTTTTTAGCGTCATTGTTGACATTCTGATATACTCCCAGCCCTCACTGGTTACAATGTCGTAAATCTTTTCCTTAATCCTGGCGACTTGCTGAGTGCTTACCACCGGACGTAAATAGATCAGTTCTTCAATTGTGTTGGCATCGGCCAGTCTGGTTGCAAATTCTTCGTTTTTCATATCAGTTTTATTTTGTGTTTAATACCTCGAAATTATCAGCCAATAGGCATTGAGTGCAACTGGTCATAGGCATATAATAATCAAATATACCATGCCAATTCTTTCTAAATGTATTGCCGACAACCCTATTTACAATTACGCTATCTTTTGTAGCATATTCGATGTTCGCACCGTGCAGGTTGTAAACCTCGTTGTTTCCTTTATTCCTTATCTGTACCATTTTTCTATCTGTTTTAATTATACTGTAAATATACGGCGGATATTTCATATATGCAATACCCTGGATTCTTTTTAACACTTTTTAACAATTGGTCGTATCCTTACATGGGTGTATATTCTCGAAAATTCTGTTCAAACATTCAAATATTCAAACTACCACCCGATTTGCCTATAAATCCTATTTAACGTAATTCTGGTTTTCACTCACTTTTACCCGTTTTTCACTCTTTTTTGGCCATTTTCACTCTTTTCACCGATTTTTCACTCTAAATTCACTCTTTAACTATCTATTTATTAGACTTTTAACCCCTAATAGTGAAAAATAACCCTATTTTTATCCAAGTAATACATGGGGGAACAGTTATATATTTCTAACATTAGACTTTTTTAAGGTATATTAGGGTATGTTTCCGTATGCGCTAATCAGCTTTTGCCATTTTTTTTCACTCTTTTAGGTTAATCGCCTGATAACCAACATATTATCCAGTGAAAAATGAGTGAAAATGAGTGAAAATAGAGTGAAAACAGTGAAAATCGACCTTTCGAACAAATTTCAAAAAATCAACTAATTAGAAATCAATCAATTAGCCAGTGAAAATGGATTTTTTAATATGTTAAGCATTTTTTGGCAAAATTTACACTACCTTCACACTATGGAAAATTTTGAACTGCCAGACTTTGATTTTGATTTTGACTTTACCGGTTTATCTGATATATCATTCTCCACTGAAGAAAATAGGATCATTAAGCCGCAAAAAACAAAACCGGCCCCAGTCATGTATGAGTACGCCAAACAACTCGCCTTAGATCTGCCAATATCAAAAGATTGTAACTACTTTGCCATAGTTTCGGGAAACTTCATCCTTGGCGATCTATTCGAAGCCCTAGCGATTGAACAACAATTTCAATATACCCGACTCGATATTTCCACATTGTCACTATCAGAAGATAACATCGACAGCCTGAAAAATCTTTTAATGTTCAATTACTGCCAGAACTTAAACCTTATTGTTTCTGACTATTTTTATTCACACGAACGAAATAACCTAATCAGATACATTTATCAGGAACTCGACATAGATAACCGGTTCCAGTTAGCCGTTGCAGGTACGCACACGAAAATAACATCATTCACAACACACAACGGGATAAAGGTCGTAATTCACGGATCCGGCAATCTAAGATCATCCAGAAGCGTAGAGCAAATCAGTATAACCGAATCAGAAATTTTATATAACTTTGTAACAGAGTTTAACAATTCGATACTCGAAAAATACGCGACTATTCGCAAAGGTATTCGAGCATCAAAATTATGGGAGGTCGTAAATCATGGCAACAAGATCAGGAAATAGCGGAACCGGCGGACGTACAGGAGGCGCACGCGCAAGACGCGCCCGTATTAGGCCATTCACGCCAAACTTAGCACCGTTTTAAAAATTAGATCATGGCACTTAACATCCAAATATCCGAGGTTAAAAAAGCAATTTCAGGCAGTGGGGGCATTGTTTCAACAATAGCAAGCCGGTTAAAATGTGACTGGCATACAGCCGACAAATACATTAAAAAGTATGATTTACAGGAAGATGTAAGGGCCGAAAAAGAGTCGCTTTTGGATTTTGCAGAGTCCCAGTTGCTTGCAAATATCAAAAACGGGGACACCACATCCATACTTTTTTACCTGAAAACACAAGGCAAGAAACGCGGCTATATTGAACGACAAGAGGTTGAGAATAGTGGATCCCAGTTGTTCACAATCGTACCGCCAAATTTATCGGATGAAACTTGATTTTTCAACATACGGCAATAAGTTATTCAACCCGCTTTATACCAAACTCACTAAAGCAAATACGCGCTTTGTGGTTAATTATGGCGGGGCCGGTTCTGGAAAGTCATACACCCAAACCCAACACGAAATAATCAAAGCACTGGCCAAACGCGAAAAGATACTGGTTGTTCGCAAGTATGCCAGCACGTTAAAGGATTCAGTAGTAGCATTGTTTCTTAGCATATTGGAAGGCTGGGGACTAACCAGGCTATACAACGAAAACAAGACCGACAAGACCATAACATTTGTAAACGGATCCACCGTCCTGTTTAAGGGCCTCGATGATCCTGAGAAGATCAAATCAATAGCCGGAATTACCCGCGTATGGGTAGAGGAGGCCAATGAATTAACATGGGCTGAATTTAACCAGCTAAATTTACGCTTGCGTGGTGCTGATGGTCTGCAAATCACAATCACGTTTAACCCGATCGACGAAGAGCATTGGATTAAGAAGCATTTTTTTGATAATGACACAATCGGAAGCAAGACGACTATAATCAGGACAACATACAAGGATAATAAATTCATCGACAAAGAGTATTGCGAGCAATTGGAGTCATATGCCAAAATAGATGAAAACTATCATAGAATTTATGCGCTGGGTGAGTGGGGATCAATCAGCGAGGCGCGTATTTTTCAATCCTGGGAGATTATACCCTACTTTCCGGAGGTGGATGGCTATCTTTACGGCCTTGACTTCGGTTACTCGAATGACCCGACCGCAATTGTAAAGGTTCTGATTCGCAACGGTGAAATATACATTGATGAAATCCTGTACCAGAAAGGGCTGGTAACTTCAGAAATTGCCAATGTCATGAAATCTTCAGGCTATTCTGGAGAGCCTATAATTTGCGATTCGGCAGAGCCAAAGTCTATTCAGGATTTACGGTATTATGGGATAAATGCACACCCAGCCGACAAGCGGCCCGGGTCAATTAATGCCGGTATCGACTTCTTACGGCGGCACAAAGTATATATCACTGCCAGATCAAAGAACATCCAGAATGAAAACCGATTTTATCAGTGGAAGCAAGACAGGCAGGGTAATTTCATAAACCAGCCGCGGGATGCCTTTAATCACGGAATTGACGCAACCCGTTATGCCTGTTCACTTTACATATATCAGGAATTATCAACCACATCGCCATTCGTTGAATATGAACAAATTTAAGGAAATACTAAACGTGCTATTTGCGCCGGTTAAGAATCAACTAAACCGCGCCTTGTACGAATACCGATTTTTCAATGGTCAGGCGGTCATTCCTGCCGACAACCCAGACGCGTACCTAACGGAAGGCTACGCGGGAAATTCTGATATTTACAGTATCATCACGCGCATTGACAATATGCGTAAACAGGCCAAATTAAAGCTATACCGGCGGATTAAGGACGGCGAAAACGAGGAAGTAAGCGAACACGAACTACTACAGTGGCTTCATAAGGTCAACCCGTCGATGTACACCGATGATTTTGTGACTGCGGCCATCATCTACGAGATGGTAATCGGTAACTTCTTTTCATATAACCCGCGAATATCTGCCGGCCCGAATAACGGAAAGGCGGGGGCAATGTATGTAATGCCGTCGAATGATGTTGAGGTCATTTACGGCGACTGGATGAACCCCGTAAAGGGGTACAAGTTGGAGAACTCCACTCAGGAATTTACGGCGCAAGAGGTTTATCATATGCGGATGTTTAACCCGCTTTTCGGGTCAGACCTGGACTTTTTCGGACAATCACCGCTAAAGGCCGCGCGACGCATCATGGCAAAGCAGAACGAAAGCGAACTTACCGAACTCAAACAATTTGAGAACCAGGGACCGCCATACTTGCTTTACCGTGACGTTTCTGACATGGGGGCAATTAACACCCTGTCACCCACGCAGCGGGATGAGATGCAGGACAAAATAAAGAAGCACGCCGCCAGTAATAACCGGGGGCTTCCGCTTGTTTTGCGCGAAAAATACGGAATCATTAACCTGGGGCAGGAGTTGGCAAGTTTGAACATTCTTGCATCTTCACAGGAAGGCCGCCGCGTGTTGTGCAATATTTACGGTCTGCCGCCGGCACTGTTTGGAGATACAGCGGGCAGTACATATAATAACATGACAACGGCACGTAAAGCTGCATGGACGGATTGCATCATGCCGAGGCTGGGGGCAATTGCCCAGATGTTTAATGCCGTTCTGATTGAGCAGGTTGCGGCTTATAAAGGCCTTTACTTTGCCTATGATTATTCAGAAGTCGAAGAGTTACAGGACGGACTGAAAACCCGCGTTGAATGGATGAGGTTAGCACACTGGACGGCCAACGAAATAAGGCAGGCTACTGGTAAATATCCGATTCAGGAGCCAATCATGGATGAGCCGCTATTTCAAGCGGGGGAGGTTCCATTATCGCAAATGACACTTGATAACGAATTAACACCTGATAGTTTTGGCGACTTCACAGATAACACGTAAGGAGCTGAAATATAGGAAACTATATGCCCGCGCGCTTTCGTTGCAGATTGCGCCGGTTTTGCGCGTTGCGCGTGACCAGGGAGCCGCCGCGGCAATGGGGCAAATCGACCTATTAGTGCATGCTGATCCACTGGCCAACACATACCGCCAGATGCTTCGCGACGTTGGCGCGGCTGAATCTTACCGATACCGCAATATGCTACTTCGCCGCAAAGAGGTAGAGCCCGGCTGGTTGGATTATTTCGACCAGTTTATCATGCCGGTCATGTGGGAGCGCACCGCTAAGAAGGTCACCCGAATAACGAGCAACACGCGGGAAATACTACGCGGTACAATTCAGAACGGCATTAACGAAGGCTGGGGAATTGACAAGATAGCCCGCGAATTGCGCGACATGGTAAGCACGCGCGCCCGCACCATAGCGCAAACCGAGGTAATCGGGGCCAGCAATCAGGCGGCATATGCCGGGGCTGAGTCTGCTGGAATCCGATACAAAAAATTCTGGTCAACGTCCGGCTTGCAGAATATCAGGTCAAGCCACATCCAAGCCGAGGCCGATAGTTACGCAGTAGATGGAATCGACCCACACGCGCGATTCAGCAACGGCCTTATGCACCCGGGCGATCCGCAGGGCCCCCCAGAAGAATGTGTAAATTGCCGCTGTAGTTTGATTGTTATTCCAGTATAATTACATAACTTTGAAACATGAAAGAAAAGGTCAAACATAGGGAGCCACTTTATAAATCGACACTTTACAAGGTGGAAGATGTTGACGACAAGGGTATTATCAAGTTTTACGCGTCCATTTTCAACACCCCCGACAGGGTAAAAGATGCAGTTGTCCCCGGAGCCTACAAAAAGACCATAACCGAAAACTTCAAAGAGATTCAGCACTATTACAACCACGACAGCGCACTGATGCCTGGGGTTATAACCGAACTCAAAGAGGACACGGTAGGTTTACTGGTTACCAGCCAGCTGATAATGGACACCCAATTAGGCAAGGAAACATTCGCCCAGTATAAGGCAATGGCCGCCGTTGGTAAGTCGATGAGCCACTCAATTGGTTACTATCCGGTGAAAGAAGAGCAGCAGGGCGATTTAAACTACCTGAAAGAAATATTCCTTTTCGAGGTCAGCACTCTGACCAAGCGGCCGGCACACCCCGACGCTACAACGGTGGATGTAAAGGAATTGGTTGAGGAGGTCGAATTTATAGAGGCAATGTTAAAATCTGATTTGCCCGACACTGAATTAGAGAAATTGGAAGAAATAAAAACACATATCGAGGCACTCATTTTGAGCCGGCGCAAAGCCACTCAGAAAGCAAGTGAGCCGCTGACTGCAATATTTACGAATTTTACAAATTTATTAACATGAAACGACTTTTGAAATTTACACTTGGCATACTTGCCGTTGTTGTTATTGCGGTTGTATTTGCCGCTATCAACGCATCTTATGGCGGGGCCGTTCTTATGACCGCACCGCTTATTATTGCTGGATTTACCGAAGAACAATCCAAATCATTCTCTGAGTGGATTCAGAAACAAAGTGAAGAAATCCAGAACAGGGTAAAGGGATTGATTGAGGCCGCAAAAGATGGCGAATTAATTAAAGAGCTTAAATCTATCCTTAAAGGCAATGGCGAAAATAAAGGCATTGTTGATCTGGTTAAGGAAATGCAAAAGCAACTCGACGAGCAGAACATCGAGATTCAGGTCGCCAAAAAGTCACAGATGAGTAAGGCCGAAACCCTGACCCTCGAAGCAGCAATTAAAGAGTTGTTAGCCTCTGATGACTTCAAAAAGGCAAAGGCCGAGAAGTTCAACAAAAACAACACTTTCACCGTGAAGGCCGACACTGGCGACATCACCGGAACCGTTAACATGACTGTTCAAAGGTTGCAGGTAGGGTTTGCACCTGAAAGGGCACTCGCATTTATTCCCGGTCTTTCTACCGGATTTATTGGACAGGACAAAAACCGCGTTCTCTGGGTTGAAGGTACCTATACCAGCAATGCCGGTTACGTAGGTGAAGGTACCGGACAGGCAACCGCCGACACTGGAGCCGCCGCAGAAAAGAGCCGTGCAATGGCTAAGATTAGCGCAAAACTCCCATTGACCGCCGAACTTCTGGAAGATGCCGAGTACATCGCCAGCGCATTCCGCATGAAGATGCAGGAGAAAGCTTTGCAGTTTTTGGATGGCGAAGTTTACGAAGGTGATGGGAACGACAGCACCCAGCCCAATCATGTTTATGGGATTAAAGGCCACGCAACTGCGTTTAATGCCTCCGTTATCCCAGCTGATGCGCTTGTCGAAGACGCAAACATCGGTGACCTGGTTGATGCTATGGTACTTCATGCCGAAACGCTCGAACAGCGCGGCCTGAATACCCTGTACATTAACCCGAAAGACTTTTTCAGGTTCAAGACCGCTAAGGACGCAAAGGGGAATTATCTTTTCGTGAAAGACGTAAACGGTAACTACACCATTAACGGGCTTCGCGTTGTTCGCAGCAACCGCGTTGACGCTGGAACTCTGACCGTTCTGGACTCTTCCAAAGTTCAACTTTGGTGGAAGCGTAACCCCGAAATCAAGTTCTCACAGATGAACGGGACCGACTTTGTTGATGACAGCTACACCGCTGTTATGTTCTTGCGTTGTCAGGTAGTTGTTGAGGCAGCCGACAAGACCGCAATCATCCACGTTGCAGACATTACGACTGCATTGGCTAACATCCTAAAAACAGGCGCATAGCATAACCGGGGAGGGGTAACAGCCTCCCCACAATTTTAACATAAATGAAAAAGTTAATATTAGCATTGGTTTTGGGGTTATTCGTTTTCGGGGCAATGGCCCAGAGGAGTTATACCCTGCCGGAAAATGAAACCTACTGGCCTGTAAGCCTGACTGCTGCCGACACCATTACAGACGATGCAGCCGTATCGTGGACTTTGGCCGTGAACAAGCATAACAAGCTAACTCAGTCCGTATATGTTGCGCTGGATAGCCTTAACGCGGCGAATGTTTCTGTTCAATTGAAAGGAAAGGCATTTGCAGGGGAGGCATACACGAATATAGGGACGGCGGTCAAATTTGCAGGGACTCAGGCAGACACATCCTTTGTAATAGCCAACACCACGGCGAACCGGTATCGGTACCTACAATTAACGGTAACGGGTACGGGGACGCAAAAAACGCAGGTGAGCGCGTTGCAGTTTAAGGTTTGGAATGAGTAACACACAGTAATACGCAATAACGGGGCGGGTAGTTCAACGCCCGCCCTTTTTAATTCAACACCATGCCAATAGTAATTTTCAAAAAAAAGTGTTTAGGTTATAAGGTCGGCCAGCGTGTCAACTTAAACCCAACACTCTATGAAGTTCTCACGGCCAAGGGCTATGTCGAAGACCCGCAACCAGAACCTGCCGAAATTCACGACAAAATGATGAGGCCAAAACGCAAGAAAAAATGATAGTATCGCGAACCATATCAGGGAGTGAACCGGTATCAGCGGCTGAGGCTAAGTTGTTCCTAAAGGTTGACTATTCGGCAGATGACGCACTGATAACGGAAATGATAAGTGGCTTTCGGGAAATGATTGAGGAGATCACAGGCCGCGCGTTAGTTAATTCAACTATCGTTTACGAGCGACTGGTAGAGTCCGGCGAAGAGATCGACCTTCCATACCCGAACCACGGCGAAATCAGCAGCGTAACACTCGAAGGGGTAGCGGCTACGGATTACACGGCGGTCGGCACATATCGCAAAGTACTGACTTTTGGAACCGCCGGCCGGTACGTAATAACCTACGCAACCACGGCATACAGTAGCAGCCTGATTAAAACCATGATAAAAAAGCACGTTGCCCGAAATTACGAAACGCGTAACGGGGAGATAACACTAAACAATGAAGATTACGCTTTACTTATGCCGTTGATACTGCCATGAGAATAGGGAAACTAAATAAAAGGGTAACGATTAACACGGTAACGCGCACTGCATCCACTGACGGCATGGGCGGGTACAAGGAAACAACGGAAAAGGTAAAGGACACATGGGCGAAGATGCGCCCCCTGACCAATTCGGAAACCCTGAATTATGGGTTGGAGTTAGGCCAGCGCATGATTGAATTTACGCTAAGGTATGACACCATGTTAGACCAGACAAATAGCATAGTTTTTGGGGCGCGAACATTTCGGGTGCGGTCGGTTATCAATGTTGATGAGTTTAATCACGAACTAACAGTACTGGCAAGTGAACGCACGGATTGAAATAGATAACCGGAGTTTTGACGCCCTCAATAAGAATCTGGAGGAGGTCAAAAAGAAGATCCCAAAGCTGACCTATGAGGCTATGGTAGTGTTCCTATTTAATGCTAAGTCACTTGCCCAGAACCGACTGAAAGACCATAAGCATATTATTACATCCCGGTTGCGAAATTCAATCTATGTGAAATCGCACGCCAAGCGGCAGGACAATAAACAGTATAATGACTCAAATGGCCGATCTTATTCGGCGGAACTCGAAACCGTCGCACTAAAGGAACAGGAGGCCGCGATCGGCACGAATGTAGAGTATGCCGCAGCGATTGAACGCGGGGCAAGACCTCACACCATCTATCCGGTAAAGGCTAAATTCCTTTCATGGATAAACAAGGCAACAGGCGGGCGGGTATTCGCGCGGCGGGTGAATCATCCAGGTTATGGCGGCGACTCTTATTTGTGGTGGGCTGTCCAGAACGCCGACGATAAGGAATTTGTAAAAGAGTACAACAGGCAAGTAAACAATATAAAGCTGAGGCGATGAACTACCCACTACAAGCGTTACTTACAGGACTAAGAACAGCCATACTGGCTAAACTTACGACGGCAAGGGTCGAAACAGTGCCACAGAAAGAAGATACCGTATATCCGTATATTTGGCTATCCCAGCCCTTTATGATCGAAAACGGGCCGAAAGGAAAATATATTTATGAGATCGAAATACTTATTCAGGTCATTCATAAAGACCTCGCAAGCCTCACGCCGCTATTAACGCAAATGCAGGCCATTCACGAAATTCTCAACAACGGGGCGGCGTTTGCCGTATCGGGATATACCATGTTAGCGGCTGAATTGGTGAACACCAATCAAACGGTTGAAATGTTAGATACCGGACGTTTGGATATTGGTTTAATTCGTTGTAAATTTGAACTTAAATAATACAGGGAAATGGCAAGAAATGCAACATTAATTAAAATCACCATTGGAGGGGCCGAATTGGTTGGTGAACTCTCCAATGCCGTGGACGTTTCCGGTGACATCATAGATGTTTCCAGCAAGAAATCTGGGCGCGTGCGTAAAATTCTGGGCGGGCGGGTCGTTAAGACCGTGAACTTTGAATCTCTGGCCGATGACCTTTCGAGTGATTACGGCTGGTCTGACGCTCAGGCAGCCGCCAAAGCCGGAATTAACATCGCATGGGTGATAATTTCGGGAGCCGTTACAATCGACTCAGGTAATGGGTTTTTGTCAGGCCTTACCCTCGATCTGCCAGATAATGACCGTTCCACTTTCAGCGGGACTATTCGTGTAACCAAAACAGCCGTATAATCATGGGACAGAACGCAACATTCATAAAGCTTAAAGTCGGTACTAAGTACCTGATTGGCGAAACCAGCGCAAGTATTAACACTACGGTTGACGACATTGACACCAGTTCAAAGGCTTCCGGTTTAGAGTCTGACGGCTTGCCCGGACGCGTATCCGATAATATTTCGTTTGACTCGATGGCCGACGAAACCAACGCAACGGACTACGGTTATGCCTCAGCACTCGCGGCAATGGCAGCCCGCACACTACTGACCTTTGAGATTATCCGGCTGGATGCCGCCGGCGCGCAGGTATCGGGCTCGCAGGTTATTTCAGGCAGCGGGATTTTGTCCGGTTTGAACATTGACAACCCCGACAACGCCCCCAGCACATTCAGCGGCACAATTGAAGTTGATGACGAACTGGATGTAACCACATACACCGCACCGTAATATGGTAGGTAGAATCAGCATATCAGTCCCTTACCGCTATAACATCGCCGGCCTGACCTTTTTCGTAAACAGGCGGGCCGGCTTTTCCTTTACCAATCACGCAACACTGATACTTGCCAACAATTTAGGCAAGACCGTTGATGAGGTTAACCAGTGGGCGAAGCAAAACCGGAATCAGTTTCTATTTGAAATGTTCTATGCTTCCTATATTGCATGGTGTCAGGAAAATTACACAAAGCCGACATTCAGCAAGCCGAAAATCAATCAGGGGTTTTTGAGGCTCGAACTGGAAGACCAGAACAAGATCATGAAGGTCTGGAATGATAGCGCGACATTTGGCGCAAAACCCATGCCCGGCGCAAAAAAAAAACAGAATCCGAACCCCAATCCGACACGGTAGAAGGGGACTCAGAATCTTTTGGCGATTTATATTATTTGTGCATAGGCGAGATAGGCCTCAGCCCGCAAGAATTTTGGAGCCTTACGGAAAGCGAAACACTCGCTAAGGTACGGGGGTACTACTTCACACAGGCATACATGGCCGACAACTTCCGGTCACTTTACACCCTCACATATAACATAAATGTAAAGAAAGGACAGGCGAAGCAGAAGAATCAGCTTTGGCCGCTTATTATTGATAACGCACGGCGCAAGGAATTGACGCACCAGCAAATTGTTGAACGAAACCGGCGGGTCAGGGAGGCCGCAGCACAATGAAATTAGGCGATCTATTTATAAAGTTAGGGCTGAAAAGTCAGGAGTTTGAGCAGGGGATGGACAAGGCCAAGAAATCAACTGTTTCCTTTGGCAGCGTTGTAAAGCGAATCGGTAGCGTTTTAGGGATTGCATTTGGGGCGCAAGAGATAATAGCCTTTGGAAAGGAATTATTCAGAATATCGCAGGAGGCTGAGGGGGTTCGTGCCGAGTTCCAACGGATTGCAGACGAAAGCGACTTAGAGAATTTACGCCGTTCTGTCAAAGGCACTGTTTCTGACCTTGAATTGATGAAACAGTCCGTAATGGCCTCTAATTTTGGTATCCCTGTAAAAGAACTTGGGGGCCTTTTGGAATTTGCCACAAAGAGGGCGCAAGATACAGGGCAGGCAGTTGATTATTTGGTTAATTCGATCGTTGTCGGTATCGGTAGGAAATCGCCGATGATTCTTGATAACTTGGGTATATCGGCCGTTCAATTGAATGAGAAGTTAGGAAATCTAAGCATAGGGACGGCAAGTGTTGGAGATGTAGCCGAGGCGGTAGGTAAAATCATTGTCGAGTCCATGGAGAAATCCGGCGGTATAATTGATACCGTTGGCACCAAAACCGCCAGTTTAGCCGCACATTGGGAAAACTTCAAACTGAAGATAGTTGAAACGCCAGCCCTGATTAACAGAATCAAAGAACTGACTAACATAATAATCAAAGAACTGACTACCCTTGAAATGGTTGTTTCCGGCTTTGCAACTTGGGGCGACATAATTAAAGCAACGGCATCAAATACGTATTGGGATAAACTTTTAGCCGATTACGCGCGGTTTGTTGAACTCGAAAAAACCCGCGCCAAATATTCGGGAATGTACGGCGAAGGCGAATCGACAGGCGGGCCACTTGCGGCAGGGACTAAGAAGCAAACGCAAACAATTAAGGAATTACGGGAAGAAATCGACCTTTTAAAGGGGTCAATTGACCTTTATAACGTGACTCAGGGCGATGCAATACAGGGCGTATTGCAGGAGATAGCCGCAAAAGAGAAGCTATTAAAGTTACTGACTGAAGAACGCAAAGAGCGCGAAAAGCAGCGCGAAGTATCAGCCATACCGTTTACACCGATTAAAGCCACTAAGGTAGAGCAGCAAAAGGAATATTCATGGTTGGATGCTCCCGGTGTTGACATGGGATTATCTGACATTGAGTTAAAATTACAGCAGACGCGGGAACTTACGGCAAAGTTTCAGGAGGACTGGATGAATGACTGGGGCGGCTTTCAGGCTGAATTTGCTTCTCTTATTGACTCGCTTATAACGGATTCAATCTATGTTTTCGCCGAGTCTTTAGGTCAACTTGCCGGCGGTGAAATTAACCTAAATGGATTTTTTAACAACGTACTAAATCAGATCGGCAACTTTGCAAAACAGCTGGGGGGTATGTTGATAGCCTTTGGGGTGGCGAAACTCGCGTTTGGGGAGTCTTTAGCTAACTTCTTTTCACCGGTTGGTGCGGGTGCGCTTATTGCCGCTGGTGCCGCGTTGGTGGCAGTTGGCGGGGCTATTAGTTCGGCCACTCGCGCCAAGTCAGGCGGCGGCGGCGGTGGGGGCGGTACTGGAATGTTTAACCAGTCATATAACGTGAACGTGGCAGCCGCAGCCAGCCCAACAAGCGCAACACTGTTTTTAAAGGGCGATGATATTTACCTATCAGGGCAACGTAATATTTACAAACGGGGGGCAATAGGATGAGTTATGCACTAAGGT